TAAGTCCCAAAGTAGTAATCTAAAACTTTTTGGAAACACTACTGGTTCAACAACCCAGATTAAGTTTGCAGACACTAAGTCAATGTATTTTGATGGTACAGGAGATATGACACACTCTGTCATGACATCTGCTTTATCCAGTCAAGCCACAATAGAGTTTTGGAATTATCCTACGGCAACAAATAAAAGATATATTTTTGCTATTGGATTATACACATTAAGTAGCGTTCTTGGCATAGATACAATAAACGGCACATTTGAATTAAGAGCAACAACTGGCGGTAGTGGATCAACAACATTGATTGTTGATGGCGGTGCATTTTCAGCAAACACTTGGTATCATGTAGCGATTGTAAAAGATGGTACAACATATGAAATTTTTATCGATGGAATATCAAAAGGAACTGGAACTTATGGTGCTGCAAACACTTATGATAGTTCCTATGATGTTACTATCGGTTCTTTGTCAAGTAATGGAACTTCAGCTAGTTATCCTTGGTCTGGCTACATCCAAGACTTTCGTATCACCAATGGTCTTGCAAGATACACCGCAAACTTTACGCCACCAACAGAACCGCTTAAAGGATAATATAATGGCATATGAGTATAATTGTAAAATTTTAAGAATTGTGGATGGTGATACAGTAGACGTGGACATTGATTTAGGATTCGGAATTTGGATGCATAGAGAAAGAGTGCGTATTATGGGTATTGATACACCAGAATCCAGAACGAAAAACGAAGAAGAAAAAGTTTATGGACTGGCCGCAAAGGCATATCTAAAAGAATTGCTTCCAATTGGTTCCATTCAAACTATCAAAACACAAAAAGACAAGACAGGAAAATTTGGAAGAATTCTTGGAGATTTTGAAATTGAATACAAAGACTCTAAAAATAACTTTTCACGAAGAAGTATTACTTCACTAATGTTAGAAAATCATCATGCTGTCCCATATAAAGGCCAAAGTAAAGAAGAATTAGTAGAGTTGCATCTCATAAATAGAGAGAAACTAAAAGAAAAAGGTCTTATCTAATGCCTGCATCTAGAGCAAGAAAATTATCACAATTAATGTCCGAAGGTGGTTCACTGGACACCCAGATTGATTCTTCTGGCACCACTAGTGAAATTGGTGGCGGAGGCGTAACTGTTTATGCCACGACAAATGATTTACCTTTAACTGGAAATACATCTGGTGACATGGCATTTGTATCTGGATCACGACATTTTTATGTTCACGATGGAAATGGTTGGTATAGTGTAGCATTAGTAAATGAAAGTCCCTCTGCAATTACTGGAGTTGATACATCATATACACTTGCAACTGACGGAACTCCAACAGTTGTCACAGCGACTTCTACAGATCCAGAAGGTATGCCTTTAACTTGGAGTTACGCAGTCACATCTGGTTCTCTTGGCACAACGGCTACAGTTTTACAGGGAACTGGCGCAAATACAAATCAATTCACAGTTACACCAGGCACAAATGACCCAGCGGACGAAGGTACTTTCGATTTAACATTCTCTGCGACAGATGGTGTTAATACAGTTACAAAAACTTCCACATTTAATTTGCAGTTTGCATTTTCAAGTATTGCAGCTGCCTATACTGCAAATGCGGCCGATGGATTACAACTCTTTTCAATTCCTAATGTTAATAATAGTCAGCCGTTCTATGCGAGATATGCATCTTATGATGGAAAAGGTTGGATTGAAATACTATTTAGTGAAGTTGGGGATAGAAGTCATCATAGGGGTGGTTTCAACGGCCTAAATTATGTTGCAAGCGAAGAATGGGCGCCTTCTAGTACTCCTTCTGGTTGGGATAATACAAAATCATCCGCAATTGGTTATATGCGTTCTCACAGAAATACAATTGCTACAATGGGTCCGAATGCCACAACGACTGGTGGGTTAGACTATACTGCAAGCAGCTCGTTTATGATGTTAGGCCCAAATATTAATGCCACAGATGTCGCATTTACTACAAAAAATAGTAAAACAGGAAATGGTTTGGCTGCAACTGGTGCAAATCAGAATAATAAATATCCAGTGATAACATCAACGGGCACCAATAACACTACTACCACAACAAAAATGAAAGATTACTTTACTGGAAATGGCGAAGGTTTTTTTGTATACGGCGGTTGGACTGGAATGTCACCGTCATTGGGAATAGTTATGGCTACTAGAGACAACACAAGTAGGGATCAGAACCACTGGGCGCCAGTGACCGGAGAGACCACTGGCAGTACTTATTATATGAACTATGGATATAGAGATGGTGGTAGTTATCAGTCTTATCACGTTGGAAATTGGGAGGCATCAACTAGCGCCCATCCATATATAATCAGTTCCACAAACGTAATGAGTATATGGATTTCAGATGGTTAATCAATCAGTAATCAATCCATAGATTTCTTTCCAGTTTTGAACCCGAAGAGCACCACCAGTGTATCCAGAGTTATGTTCGTGAGCAACCAAAAGACTTTCTAAACCCATCCGCAAACCAAGGTCTGCGTTCTCAGGTTTATCTTCAACCCAAAAACATCCACAACCAGAGTATTCCAAAAGAGCTTCGTCTTTGTCAGCACCAGTGTCAAGATAGACATACCGTTCAAAGACACTATCTCCAAACAACTCCCGAAGGTTTTTAGTCCGAAGATGTTGACTATATTGATCGTTACTCAAACTAGTAATTGCGTGGAAAATATAACCATGTTCTTCATGAAGTTTTTTCACATATTTGATCGCATCCCGCAAAGGAGGCAATTTCCGAATCCAAGCAGATTCATTGAACATTCGTACCAGCCGTTTTGCTTCGGCCCGTGCAAGTCCATATTTCAAATCCATTTTGTATTCACCTTCTTGGACAACTTCATATCCATGTCGAGTCATCCAACAGTCAAAGGCGTACTCCCAATCAAGGAGAACGCCATCGCAGTCTACTAGTATTGTTTTTTCTTTTTTAGCAATCATTAACAGTCTTTCTTATTACTCCTATAATATAACTGATTCGGTTTGAATTGTCAAGACAAAAAGCGAGAAAGATTAGAATTATTTTCAATTCTTTCTTTGGCGATGTTGAAATAATTTTCGTCCATTTCAATCCCAATAAACCCACGACAAAGGTTTTGCGCAGCAACACCAGTTGTACCAGACCCCATAGTATTATCTAAAACAACATCTCCTTCATTTGTATAAGTCTTGATCAGATATTCCATAAGACCAACTGGCTTTTGAGTTGGATGAAATCCTTTCTCTTGTTTATGTTTGATGATTGTTTTGGGATATCGTGATCCATCTGGATTATCACGATGCTTTGATTTTGCATTACCATAAACCTCACCAATCGTTGCAGTATCACTCTTATAACCAGAATATGGAGTGCTATACCACATTTGTGGATTATATGTAGGCTTCTCTCTGTAGAATACAAGAATATTCTCATGCGATTTAAGAGGCATAATCTTTGCATTCATAGGATTAGTACCCTGAGGCTTCTCCCATATCCATTCATAACGAAGATTCTTAATATTAGAGGCAGCAAGAATCGTAGTAAAAGGCTGTGCTGCTGTAAACACCATGGCAGCATTCTTCTTACAAATACGATTGTATTGCTCCCACAGCGCATCAAGTGGTATGATTGAATCCCATTTACATGCTGTGGTGCCGTATGGTAGATCGGCCATAATCATGTCAACACTATTGTCTTCAATAGTCTTCATGATTTCCAAACAATCACCATTATATAAGTCTAGTTTTACCATTCGCTAAGAGACTTCATATATCCAGAGTTCATTAGTTTTACGATTTTACCAGATGCAATCATATAATCATCATTGTCACCGCTCTTGCCACCTTGTTGATGAGAGAAATATTCACTAGTATCAAGTGCCTGCTTGAATTCTTTCTTCGTCATATACATGGCGCGAACTTTGTTGGGATCACCGTTAATCGCAAGGAAGATCAATCGTTCCCAGTCTTTACCGACAGCAACATGATTCATAGTAAAACAATCTTCTTTTAGAATTCTTTTTTTGTTGTTGGTGTGTGCAAGAGAAAATTTAATCTCAGTGCGAATTCCGTTTATAACTCTATCGTGACCAGCCGTAGAAGTTTCAGCAAATTCCACATCATATCCACAAGCCTCAAAAAGAAGGCTGACATATATTTCGCCCAGCGCCCCTTTTTGTTTACTATCCATATAGCGATATCCCTCAAATGGAGTACCTACCCAAGGATCATAAAGATTTTCTTGAATGTAGTTTTGAATTACGGCTGAGTTTGCCACATTGTATATTTGTTCAGATGTTAGTTGCATGGGATCATCTCTTTTTGTTAGGGGTATAATATAACCGATTCGGTTTGAATTGTCAAGGGCCAATTGCGTTATAATAGCCCTCCGCTTTTACATTCATGGTCCCATCACCATTGTCGTATGTTTGATAAAGTTCGGAACCTGTGAAAAACGCACATGCTTCACACATCACATTCCAATCAGAAATATGAATGGTAGAACTGATTGGCATTTTCCAGTTATCCATTCCTTCTGTAAGTTTGTCAAACGCAACAGTGAGTTGCGCTTTTGTATAGCCTAGAGAACTTACAATCATATCTTCCATAGTAACTCCTATATCAAGTAGTTAGGTCCAGTCCACCGAATATCATAATCTTCAAAGACATTTCCACGCGCCGCATTTCGAGCAGGAGCGTTCCAACCAGCAGCTTTCAAGATATCACCCATGCGGAATTTTTTGTCATTTTCAGTGTTGACAACAAATCCCCAGACACCACCGTTTGAGATAACTTTGATATATTTACTACCAACTGTCCATGACAATCCGTTGTTGAATTCTTCAATCATATCTAGATTGATATGAGTCAACTCTTTAGTACCATTACGACTTGTCCAGTTGTAATAGTCAGTTTTGATGTTTTCAAGAAGATTTTCAAGGGCGGTATTCATCATATTGTTTCTCTCTTTTTCTTAACTTACATATATAATATAAGTGATTCGGGCCCAAAAGTCAAGGGCCCGAGCTAAGTTTTTTTCAATTAATTTAGAGAATAAGAAACTCTCAATCTTACCGTATCTCCTACATTATATGCAATTCCTGTTTGTTGACGAATAGTGTTACCATGCACATTAATTACAACAACATAATGTGAAATAAAACTTTCTTCTTGACGCTGATACTCAGTTCTACATTGTGTTTCTCTGCGATATTGCACAACATTTCCATTCTGATTTTGACTTCCAATCAATCCACCAATAATTGCACCAGTATTTCTATTATCTTTTCTCTGATCCCCCTTACCAAATTGATGTCCAATAACACCACCAATAATAGCACCAGTGATAATATTATTTGAATTATTGCTATTTCGATAAACAGGAACATCTACATCACTACAAATTCTTTTTGGAACATTATAAGAATTAGAACCATAGATTGTTTGTACATCAACAATCGTTCCTTCTGCATAACTCTGAGCATATGCAGCTGTTGATAGGATTGACATTGTTAATATAGCGAATAATCTTTTCATTTTTTCCTCTATTTCCGCCACGGAATCGTTGATTACACTCTAACGCTTTCTGCAAACTCCGTGGCTTTAGTTTCATCGATAAAAAACTTTTTGGTTACAATTGAACGACCATCTCTTGACCATTTACTGTTCACCTCAGTTACCTTTACTTCAAAACCATAACAATGGTTTTCAAAGACGATTGGTGTTACCTTTGAGTAACACTTGTAGTTTTTGGATTTCTCTTTCATGCTGTCCTCATAACATCTTCTTCATGATAGGTTTTATATTTACTTTCTTTGAATCCGTCAATTTCTTCCATCAACATCATCATACGGTTCTTGATAAAATAATTGAATACCTTTTTCATATCTCCTTCTGGTTCATTTTCAAATTTTTCAAGTATTTTAGTTCTGATATCTTCTGGAACCAATGTAAGATCAACAAGTGCTTCGTTTCTCTTCCATCGTTTCAACATATTTGCATCACAGAAATCTTCTGGACAACGACTCATATCAAGCCAATCTCCTAAGTTTTTCTTTGTGATGGGTTTTTGTCTACGATTTTCTATAAAAACTTCATCATCACTCAAAAAGTTAGGTATTCCATCTGATTTATCACCACGAATAATATGCTCTCTTAAATATCTTTGAGGATTTTTCTCTACGAGATATCTTTTTTGCATAGGACTATATTGAGAAACATTGGGATATTTTTGCAGTTGTTTGAAGTCTTTATCACTAGACATAATCAAGATTTTCTCATAAGGAGCAAAAGCCTGAGTCAAGGTTGCAATAATATCATCCGCTTCAACACGGTCATGTTCAATGATTTTGTAAGGAAAGACTTCCTTGAGGTCTGTCTTTACTTCATTCATTGTGTTGAAGATAAGACTCCAATCAATACCAGAATCTTCTCTCTCTTTTTTGCGAGAGAATTTATAGTATGGATAAATGTCCTTTCTCCAATAATTTTTGTTATCACAACAGATTACGATATTTCCATACTCTGCTGAAAACTTTTTCTTAATTCTTAGAATACTATTCAGTATCATGTGTCGAATCAAGCCATCATCAATATCTTCAGTATTGGGGCCTACCTGAGTCATGAGATTAGAAATGATAACTTGACTTAGATCTATCAAAATCATAATTTTGTCTCTATTTTGTTTTACATACTATTACTTATAACATATTTCATTCTAGTCTGTCAAGGAGTTTTTTGAAACCATTCTGGAATGTTCCGTTTACTCCATATCATATTGAACCTTTCTTGCTTTGTTTGGTAAAATAACTGATAAGACTTTACAGGATCATCTGGAAATTGACATTGAGGAGAATCTTTCATTGCAAGTTTGAATGGAGTGAGTCCATCTTCTGCAATGTTTATTGGAGGTGTGATCAAAACCTCTCGCAATAATTCATCGGTAGAATGTATTTTTCCATATCTGTATGTGTATTCGTCACATAGAGCCACCCAATGGTTGTAATGCCAGATATAATTTGCAAGAGACTCGGTGGTCCACTCTGTGCAGGGATGAGTGAAGTGTACAGCCTTGTAAAGAGTTTTCTCTAGGTTTGGGTTAGGATGAACCCAATAGTCGACCATGCGTTTTCCTGAGATAGATGGTCGTTTCTCATGTTTACCATCCAACATTCTATGCGCCGTGGAAAGCATTTGTGCCGATTCGACAATCATCTTTACTACATGTTTGTCGCATTGAAGTTGTGCGGCTACAGTTGGATTTTCATCTAGTACAAAAATGTTCATTGAATTTACCATTTGTTAATACACATATAATATAACAACTATGTGTTTATAAGTCAAGGGCTAATTTACAAATATAATAAGAATCTACAATATCTGAAACAGGGTTTCCTATTTTTTCTGATTTTATTTCTAAACTTTCGTTCAAATTTACATTAGTTTCTTCTAAAAATGATTCGTACATCATTTCTTTATTAGCATTACCTTTACCAGTGGCAAACTTCTTTATCACTGTCGGAGGCACTACATGATATTCTAGTTCTGAATTCCACAGTTTCCACTTCAAAATTCCAGTGTTTTCGGCAATATGAAACACTTTTCCTTTCGATCCGTAACTATAGTCCTCTAAGACTATTTCTTCGATATTATGATGTATGAAAATGTCTAAGGCCCAGTCTGAGATAAAATCATATCTTTCCTCTGCTGTCTGCCAATTTTGAATTTGTTGTGAACCTTCAATATTTTTATATTGAAAATCTTCGTATTTTTTTGTATTTGAAAGAAAGAAGATTAAGCATTTTTCAAAACTAAAATCTTCTTTCTCTCCTGTATATATGCACACTGATGGGCAAGTTAAGCTGTAATCAATACCACCTATTCTTCTAACCACTCTTCATCCTCTTCCATGTCGAACTCTTTGATTATATTTATACAATCTTCAAGAGCCTCTCCACAGATGGGACAAAACCTTACAACTTCTTCATTATGAGTTTCTACGGAAAATTCCGCTGCACATTCTGTACATCCAATATGCTCCATTTACTACTCCCTTTTGAAATATTTTATTATTTAGAATTATGTATTTTTTCAAAAGGTTATTTCACAGGCACCACCTTGACACGCAATCGCGCCCATAGTATCAATGTCTGTGAATTTTTTAGTTTCGAGTTGCGTATTAAAATCTATATGTGTCAAATTATGTTGAATTTTTGTCCATTTATGCAACAAGAAAACATCCTTCAAACAATATTCTGCATCTTTCATATCACCATAAAAGTAATTATCGGCAAATTTCTTAAACCTACGAATCCATTCAGCTCGAAGATCAGAAATCTCTCCTTGGTGTTCAATTGGCATTTGTGCAATTGAACATGCTTCCCATAGATTGTTAAACCCTTTTCTAGTATCAACAATCAACCCAGCAGCAAACATTGCGCCTCTTCCGTACTTATTCACAATTTCTGTTTCATCTAATACTTCTGTCATTGGAGCTTGATGAAAATCCTTATCTCCCATGCCAGATAAGAAAGAAACTCCAGCAAAGTAGTCTTTATTTTCATAAAGAAAATCTTCTACCTCATTCCACATATGCGATGCAACAGTTACTGTATTAGAAACATTATGACGAACTGTTGGGTCTGCACACAAATCTACATTAGTTCCCGCTTCGACCCAATTCTGTTGAACGAGTTGAACTTTTTTCAACAAATCGGTTCCAAATAGATCTTCTTTGTAAAGAGAACCTTTTGGAGAGATGACAGGGAAACCGATACAGTAATCAGTTCTACTACTTGACCAGACAGACTCTTCGACCATGTATGGATTTGTCTGTGCAATCAGTTGTGCAACTTCAGCGTCTTTATTCATCTGTACATGACGAATATACTTTGGTGAATGTTCTGCATGAATACCAGAGGCAGTTTGCAGAAGAACAGATGCATTACCAGATGGTTTTACACAAGTAGTACGCGCGGCTTGGTTAATTCCAATAAGCGCAGCAACTTCTTTATTAACTCTTTTAACAATTTCTGCTCCTTCTCGTTGAATATCTGCATCTAAAAGAATCTCTGGATTGTTCATCCATCCTGTGATAGAAACTCCCAACAAGGCTTCTCTCTCAAAAATTCTTTTAGAATCTTCTGATATATATTTGAAATCTGTGTAACCGGCTTGAAGTGTTCCAAGAATAGAGGCGGCACGACACGCCTTAAAAAATTCTTCTTTGGAAACACACTTGCCACCATTGATTTCTGTCAAATTACAACCCTGCCATCCAGATATTCCATCAATTTGAGGATACATTCCAATTTCTACACATGGATTTGTGGTATGTTCTTTATTGTCTACAAAATAAAAACCAGGCTCACCAAATTCTTTAATTGGTTGCATTAATTCTTTAAACTGTTCTTTCGTAACTTCACTTCTCACTAAAACTGCTGAATTGTTGCTACGTCCTCTTTGTGGATTTTCGACAAACCAATTTCCAGTTTTAGCCTTGGTCATCTCTTCATCATCATGCGAAAACAATGCAATGGTCGCAGAACGTCTAACTCCACCAGCCAGAACCGCGTCGGCAGCGTGCATTGAAATATCATATACATGAATTGGCCTGAGAGTAGTTTCTCCGCTGAGAATTAAAGATTGCACAAGATGTTCAATCTTATCTAATGCTTTCCTGAGTGGTTCTGGGCCTGGCGCCTTAAATCCACCAGAAATCTCTGCACCTTGAGGTCTAATCTCTGACAAGTCAAAATATACTCTACGCCCTTCAAAATCTGGAAAAGTTCCACCACCTACAAAATAAGAGGACATTAGCACCCCTAGAGCATCTGCCCAGCCTTCTATAGAATCTTCTACTTTCCAGCCTTTCGCTTGTTTCTTTCTCTCTGCTATAGCAGGTAGTTTTGCGACATGATGTTTCTGTACAGAAAATCCTGCTCCAGCACCACAAAGAAGAATGTAAAACAACTCTTGGAAATACGCAGCACGATCTGCATAAGAAGAAGTGCAGTTATACATACGCATTTGATGTTTCAGAAGTTGTTCACCACCAAACTGAAGCGCTCTTTGTGCGCCTAATGTGTATTGTAATTTATAAAGAGATTCTGCTTCATCAATTAATAGATTAAGTTCTGGAGAAATTTTGTCACTGTAATATGCTCTGTGCATATCCATTACACGTTTTACAGATTCATCCCAAGATTCATATCTTCCTTCATCTTCCATCCATCTAGAATATGACTCATAAAATTTTGCCTGAGACATAATTTTTCTTGCATCCAAATCTTTTTGTGTATTGACTAATTTCAACATAGCTTATCCTCTTTTTTGATATTTTTTGGTGGTAATTAACATTTTTTCCAAGCAGAAAAAGTGAGTTTTGCTTGTAGGTCTTTGTAGGTGTTTATACTTATAAGTGATTGTAATTCTAAAGTGTCCATTCCAGACAATATTACATCATTAATATCTTTTTCTTTAATATTTTTTGGCCATATGAAAACGGAAAATCCTGAGTCAATAGTCCGTTCCATTTTCTTCACTATCTCTTTGTTTCTTGGTTCATTATCGTATATAAAAACAATATCCGAAAATGATTTGAAATATTCTTTATCTACATCACTACCTGCCATAGCAAGACAGTTATCAAGAAAAAGAGAATCAAATGGGCCTTCTGTTACATATGTAGTTTTTGCTGGATCAATTCTATCCAATCCATATACTTTTGGGACATCTTTTACCTTAATGGTGATATATCGCATAGGATTTTTAGGGTCCATACTCCTTCCTTGTAAGGCAATCAGTTCACATTTCTCATTAAAGAATGGAATGACTATTCTTTTTTCATTTTTAGGAATATTATATCCCTTTGCCACCTTATCTACTACAAATTTGAAATCTGGTGTATGATACAATACATCTAGTTTTGGAAGTTTTCTTTTCTCACAATACATCCTAGATGGATGTGTTGGATGTAAATCGGATATTTTCTCTCCATATTCAAAAACACATTTCGTAGAAAATTTAGGCTTGAAGTCAAAATCATACTTAACATCTTTTTCTGTGTTTTGAAGATTTTGAGTAGGGCCAGATTTGTTTTGTCCTTCTTTCCACTTTTCCATTACATATTCTTCATATAAAGAATGATTTTGTTCTTTTATGAAATTAGCAAAAGACATACTTGCGCCACAATTATGACACATATATCTAAAACTATTCTTTTTTTCGTAAATAAACCCACGCATCTTGTAGGTTTTTTTCTGAGAATCGCCACAGATAGGACAACGGAAGTTGTACAGATTATTTTTCTTCTGTACGAAACCTTCTAATTGTGGGGATAATCTCTGAATGTATGCTCGATCAATATATATCATCACAACTCCACATGTAAGTAAAGTTCATATTATACTATTTTTTAGGGGTTGTCAATAATTATTCTATTGCCAGAAATAAAAATGTGCTGCGACAGATGATACAGCTGCAGCAAAAACTATCCAAAATGCCTTCAAAAATATAGCAGTTGTTCTTGCGTTTTCTCGCGCCATCCGATCTAATTCATCCATTTTTATAGAAAGTTTGTTTATTCTTTCATACATTTTTTCATGGTCGGTTCGTAAAGCAGTCATTTTTTCTTCGGCCCGAGCCATAGATATCATTGCATCTGCAAGTTGATCAATCTTGCTTTCTATTCTTTCTAATCTAGAATCATAATCGGTCATTAGTTTGCGCCTTATTGTTTTTATTCTTGTTCATAGTATTTTTTATATTCTAAAATTATAATTTTCTGTTCGCCCATATATCTTTTCATATCATTTACTACAATAGATAAATTCTTATAAGAATCTTCATCTAATGCAAACAGCGCAATACTCTTACCGCCGGATTTCAATTTATCAACAGTTTCCTGATAGTTATCAGGAGTAACCACAACAAATTCAAAATTTTGCCATGTTACTGGTTTTGGCATTTCAAGATCAAGAGGAACTTTGTTTACTAGAACTTCTTCAGTAACAATCTTTTCCTGTGTACTACTACATCCTGTGATACTCAAGCCAATAAATAATATAAGAGTCAATTGTATATATTTATTCATTTTTCTGTTTCCATAATATCTTCTAAATCACTTTTCAAAGTATTTTGTATATCATTATTTATTATTTTTTCTACAAGGCCAGGTTTGTTTTCTGCCAAGAACCCCAAATCGTGTTCTGAAAGTTTTCTCCTAAGTTCATCGACTTGTCCGTTCAAGACTTTACTTTCTGTAGAAATCCGATTATTAATTTCTTTTACTTCTTTAATATCTGCATTCAATCTTGCAATTTCTGAATCTTTTGACTCCACAGCACCACTCAAGATAGCTTGGTTTGCCTCTAGAGTTTTTACCTGAGTTTGTAGTTTTTGTACATACCAATAGCCCCCGCCGGCTACTGTGAGAGCGACAACTACTACCGCTATTTTTGCTGTACTGAAAATACCAAACATTACAAATCTCTGTGTAAGATAATCATAGAACCGTTTTGTGAATCTTGCAACACAACTCTTTTAGTTGGGTTGCTCTTTATATATTTTCTTATATGTAAAGCATCTTCTCTGCGAATAAAATTATCCCAACGAGAATATTTTTTCTTACCTTTCATAAATTTATCAAAACTATCTGGATCGACTTTGAAAATTTGCATACCAGAAAATTTATATGGATTGTTTATAAAGTTTCCTAACTTCGAACCATCACCAACCGAATTAGCTATTCCTCCCGACCCCATCTCTTCGATAAGAATACCACTTTCATATAATTCTTCCTCTTGTTTATTGATATAATCTATAAGAAGATTTTCAAGAAGATTTAAATCTTCTTCTTTTAGATTTTCATTATTTTCTCTAAGAAGTGCCATAGCAGCTGCGTAAGATGCAATTCTAGATTTTCCGCCTGGAAACTTTGAAAGAATTCTTTTTAAATTGAAAATGATTTTATGAAAAATGGTGAAAGATTTTTTTTCTGCATCCGTTTTTAAATCACCAGATTTTTTAAGTTGTTTTCCAGATGCATCAACCACGCCGTTTTTATATGCTTCAGTTTCTTCCCACGGCGTAGTGAGAATTTTTATAAATTGATATGCTAGATATGCATTAAATACTGAGGCCATCTTAAATTTTTCCTAATGTTTCTAATATATATTTATCAAGAACAATTTCTTCTAAATTTATAGTTCTACCCTCAATTCCTTTTACTTCTTTTGGAAGTTTGTGTAAAAAGTGCAAAAAACTTGCTAAGATGTAGTGTTGATTTTTGTCAATTTTCAAAAATAAAATTCTACTACACGGAACATTTCCCAAAACATTAAACAAAACTACCAGATGATTTATTATCAATCTCTCTTTTAATAAACCTTTAGTGTGATATTTGTGAAAGAGTCTCTTGACATATTTGATACGTTTCATATCGTCAAGAAACTCTTCCATGCTATGACACTGAGGATTATCATAAGATTTCATCTGATAATTGAAAACATTGTTTTCATTCAAAATTTCAAAGTGATCCATTATTATTGTTCTTTATAATATTATATTACGTCTTTGATTTCAGCAACTAAATCCTTTTTAGTTTTTCTCTTGTCCAACTCAATTCCATGTTCTCTGCCCAACTCTTCCAATTCGTCTTTTGTCATACTTGAAAGATCTACACCTTCATCTTTCGGTGCTGGTGTTGGTTTTGGTTTTGGTGCTGGTTTTGCAGGCGCAAGTGCATCAATTTTGTCTTTCAAATTTGAGTGCTTTTTATACACCTCTCCAGTTTTTTCGTTGACCCAACCGCGATTAGTTGCAACTGCATTCTTCATCCAGTTTTTTGGCCTTGCCCAACTTGGTAAATCCATTTTTTTCTCCTTATTTAACGTAGCTAGCAATCTTTTTAGCGCGAGAGGAATTTCCATATTTCTCCATCGCCATTTTTTCAACTTCTTTTTGAACTTGTTTCGTATTATATTTAGGGTTCATTGCAAGAACAATTTCTTTCATTTCCTCTGCATCTTTTTTATCAGAACTTTCAATCAATTCTTTAATTTTTAGTTCTTCTTTGAGTTTTGGATCAAATGATTCATCTTTTCCATCAATTATTTTATTGACTTCGCTTGGAGACATGTTAAAATTCATCATTAGTTTGCTAACAGCAAGAGTAGAAACGAATGGCAAATCTAAATTAACAAGAGCAATCGTTTGTTCCTTGTCCAATTTGTCCAAAGCTTTGGAAAGTTTCATTCCTGACTGTGCAGAGATTTTCTTTCCTCTCAGGTCTTCAAATTCACTTTTTAATTTTTTGATTTGGGCTGGAGAAAGTTTTTCTTGTAAATCAATCTCTGTTTCAAATTCTTTTAGTTCAATCTCTTCCATCTTATTAGCAGCTCTATCTTCTTTCACAGGAAACCCAATATCTTGTTTTTTGCTTGTCTTTACAATCTTCAAAGTTTTCTTGTCTTTAATTTTCATTGGTGGAAGTTGAGAAGTGGAAATAATTGATTTTGCCCCCTTTTCATCAGAAGCCATACCTACGACTTTGTTACCATCAGCAGTATCAACAACTACGAAGGGCTGTTTCATTTCTTTAATCTCATTAATTTTACTATCAAAAAATCTTACCCCAAACATTTTCTCAGCAGTTTTCTTACCAAGAACATTCTTAACAATCATGAGGATTTTTTCTCTTGGTTCTGTGTCCAAATCATTCACAAATGAAATCAAAGCTTTCAATTGATTATCTTTCATCATTTTTGCTGCTTTCATGAAATCATCATAATCCATACCCTTTTTATCTTTTTTAGCATATGATTCGAGATCTCTTGCTACCATTTGAATTGATGCTTCATGTAAATGAAATTCTTCCATTTTTGGTTTTTCATGAGTATATCCCATCTTAGACATACGTTCATGATCTTCTGGTTTTTCGGCTTTGTAACCTTTACCAGTTTTTGGGTCGTACATCATATGAGGTTCAAATTCCTTTTCCTCTTTATACATATTCAATTCGTATTTCTTATTGTCCATATTGTATACTTGAATTTGAACTGCTTTTTTACCATCTTTATCAAGTAAACGATAAGAATTGGTTTTACCAGATGTTGGTTTGCGAGGCCCAGTGGCAACTTTATCATCAATTTCTTTTGGATCAATATCAATACCATATTTTTTCTTTGCAAATTCGTATGCATGTTTCATTGCAGATGAAAAATCTTTGTGATACAAATCATAACCAGTTGAAGATTTGCCCATTTTTTCTAGAAGTCTTTCTTCCATAGTAGGCTTTTTATATCCAAGTTTGACTAGTTTTTCTTTGAACTCTTTGCCGCGGCCATCAAAATTCTTCTCGTTTTCTAGTTTATCTTTTTTCTTCTCTGAATAGGAAAGCTTTTGTAATTTTTCTTTAAATGCTTTAGTTCTTCCATCTAAAGATTCATTTTTTGCACTTCCCATTTTTTGTGAACCCTTGGAAATCTTTTCATCGTCCTTGTTTTGCATAATACCAACAGCGGCTTCTTTATTAACAGTCTTTGCAATTTTATCAGAAATTGTGACAGGATATTCTTTATCACCAAATTTAAATTTCTTTTTTCCTGCCGCCTTCGCAGCAGAAGCTGCGCCGATGAAATCTGCTACATCATCGTCTAAAATTTCTTCGGGAATATTTTTCCTATTAGTCATGGGAGTTCTCCAGTTTTTTTACTATTTATTTATCTTTCAGCCCAAAGGTCTGCATCCGACTTCCGTGCGCCACCGCCAGTGATAAATGAATTGACTCTAGCAAATGCCCACTGTTGTGGAGTAGTTCCTGGCCTATGTCCTGTTTTCCAAGCAGCCATACCTCTGTCATATACCTTTTTTAGAATACCATATGAAATACCCGACTTTTCTGCTTTCTTTTTAAGTCCCTCGATTTGTTCATCTAGTTCTTCTTTGATAGAATTTTTGGCAAATTTGATCGCTTTTTCTGGGCCCTTGGCCGTATTACCTGTTTCTTTTGAATCCCAGAACATATTCCACACTTTACTACGTGCTGCATCATTTTTAGCTTGTTTCATGTATTTGTTTAAAATATCAGCATCTGCCTTTGAAAGTTTGTAATCTAACTTATCATCATATCTTAGATTACCACCTAC